TTACTTTTTATGGTTTTCTCAATAACAAAATAAAGTGAAAATCTTTTTGTGTCCAACATAGCAAATAGGGAAAAGGACAAACCCTAGTGTCGCCTCGAAAAGCGAAATTTAAACACACATAAAACAACAGAAATAAAAACTCAAAATAAAGAAATATTTACATGGCTTTAATATCATCCTAGCCACAAAAAGCCTAAGCACTAGGATGGGTAGGTTAGGCACCTAAAAGCCCCACAAGAGCAGAAAACCCCCTGTGGCAGGTTGGATATTCTCTAAAAGAAATACCTAAGAAATCTTGGTCCCAAACCAGGGTGAGACCTGACAGGCCTTTGTCTTGCACTTAGCAAGCCAACAGTGCCGAAAGGCTGCCTCATAATTGGGAGAAGTCGCATGGTGGTGCGGACACATCTTGTTATCACACACCATGTAAACATGGAACTTTCCCCTTTGCTGACTTGCAAAAAGACACGGGGTCTTTCCCATCTTTGCAGCCTCATTGAGAGCTTGAGTCCCTAGAGGTGCATCAATGTTCAAAACCTCAGCCTCCTTGAATTGGCAAAGGGCCGCGTACGTCTCCCCATTGGCAAAATAACATTTGCCCACAGCAGCTGCTGGAATAGGAGCATCGAAATAACGTTCCAGCCCATCAACCGACTCGGGGATAGAGTTTCGGTAGTGGGCTAGAGCATCTTTCTCATTTAGCATTTTCACAGATGCCCCAAAGCAGATGGCCGCAGCATTGCCAGCCACATAGGGAGCGGGACTCATAAAGATAAGCTTTTTCCCGCTCTCTAGCACCTGGACTAACAAGTCACGGCACAAAAAGCCACCTGCATTCTTGAGCTGGGAGGATCTCCCAAAATCTGTCACCCATTTTTTCGTGGGTAATCCTCCAACTCCATCCCCAAACTTCACGGGGATATATTCTCCACTCCTCCCATTCAGTGGAACGGTAGAAACAAGGAATTCATCGTCCTTGGGCTTGTAGTGAGGACCACAAACTCCCAGGTCGCGACAGTAAAAGTGCGCCTTGTTCCCTTGTTCCGAAACACGCATAAAGCGCGCAAAGTCAGGCCCCACCATATAGTCAAGAACTTTGGCAGGATCATGACGAAGCATGCCCGTCTGCTGTGCAGAATGAAAGGATTCGCAGAAAGCCCAGGTGCGGAATTGATCCACACAAGTAGGAAGTTTCTTAACATAGAAACCTCGCACCCGGTCAAATTCTGTTCTATCGTTGTGAAGATAAAGCTCCACAAGAGCAACATTAACATTCAGAATGAGCTCCTTCACAACGTCCACATCTCCCAGATAATCAATTGGTTTTTGGGACTCGTGGAATTTGGATTTTTCGGGGGTCAGCCAGTGCAGAGAGGAGAAAATGGCCGACCTATCCAGAGGTGCCTGGACAATACCATTGTCGAGCTTCAAAAATTTTCTTTTTAAAAAATCAAGCTCGCCAAATGGTTTTGGTTCAATAGTTGGGGCATCCTTATCACTGCCATCTGTAATCTTAATTTTCTTTTCAGCAAGACAGATGCGGATAGCTTCCCCTGTGAACCATGAAGAAATTGACGGTGCACATGAGATGAGATTGTCATCACCATACACCAGAAGGCACACATTCACCCCAAATAAGTTTCGTTGTGGGGCTGGTGCAAGCTTCCTATAGGCATAGCGAATCAGAATCTCATTAAAGACCGAATTCACCACCACCGTCAATGAAAAACCTGAAGGGAGACCACAATTTACTTTGTAGAGGTCCGCTCCCACCAGGGCATATCTCCCACACAATGCCATAATCATATTATAGCGCTGTGCTTGACTTACCTCAGACTCGCCTGAAAGAGCATACAGGCGGTTTATCATTTTGGCGATTGTTTCAACCAACTGAGGTGTCAAAAGACCATCAAAACCAGAATAGTCACAATTAATGGCTTCGGTAGTCTTGGGGCGCATTAAACGCGAGAGCAAGTGTCCCCACTCGCGCGAATAAGCATTGGTGCCCACCTGACAAGGCAGCCTGTGCCGGTTGTGCTGCAAAAATTGTGTGAAGGCACAGGTCTTTTGTCGGAGAAAGAGGTTGTAATGCAATGGCATTATTTCAAACAACCTACAAGCCCCAACTTTAATTTTCCTCTCAGGCAGTAGCTCGTCTTTTGGGCACTCAACAACCACGAGCTCTGGCACCTCGCTCTTTGTGAACTCCACCAAATTCTCATGGAGCTCACTTGCCATGGTTCCCTCTTTCAGCTTGAGGGATCCATCTTCCGCTTCCTCGAAGTAGGGATGCTTTCCCTTTCCAACGTTTTTGACTTCACGGAAGTATGGATATCCAGGGGAGGTCTTCATAACAAAGTTCTCCAGTTCTGCCTCCTCTCCTCCAGCGGGAATCCCATTGATGGCAACACTCAAAGGGATATCCTCAAGAATGTGGTCCTCGCAGTCATACCACGTTTCGAGAATTTCCGTGGCAACCTCGTCGAGGACTTCTTGTTCGAGCTCCGCCATAGGCTCTGAAAATTTCTTCTTTAGAGCTGCCTTTGGCGGATCTACCCCAGATGGGCACCTTGGGTCCTGTGGAGAGATAATGGATGGTTCCTTAATGGGAACATCACAGGGAACACGCAACTCCTCAGGAACCCTGACCATATTGGTCTTCTTGGGCATGGTGGGGGCTAAATTGGGGGCAACATAGCCTGCCTTAAAATAGCCATTTTCAGCTTCTCCAAACTTCGGAAAATGTTCAATCTGGCTCCGAAGCTCAGCTAAACTGTTGGCAGGCAATATATCACCCCAACTGGTCTTGTCTTTACCAGCCACCAACATACCGACAACCTTCATCTTGCCCTTGATCTGGCAAGTTAAGATCATCCCACAATCGTCATTACGTGACTCATAGTGGAAAACGATCTTCTCTGGTATCTCATGGAGATAAAGGTCATCATTCACAACCCCTTTCAGCGGTAGGGGGGCGTACTTGTTTACTGCACCATATGTGTCGAGAGTACATAGTGAAATGCAGTTTTGACAACTCTCAACACATAACCCATCGTCTTGAAAATGCGAGGGTAGCTCAGTTTCCTTGTCTTCCAAAAAGAGATCACAAATCACAAGGAAGCTGGGGGAAGACTTGGTGCAAGCCAGGGTCACAATTTCTGACCCTGGCTCCTCCCTCATGTGATATTTGTGCCAGCGAATCATTTGAGATTCACCAGTACTAGCAAACACAAGGGTGAGTTGTTCTCCCTCTTGAAAGCGTAATGCCTGGTGGCGTGTCATGCGAATAGATTTATTTTTGTACTGCATCGCAGACACGAAGCCACCACCAGGCTGGTAGATTGCCACGCACAAACGCGCGGCTGGGAGCAAGCCATCACCAGCTTGAGATCGAGCATATGCATACCGGTGATGAACAGGGATATTTCGGGAACGATACCCCTTATCTTGCCCCTGGGAACTATGCTGGGCTTTGATGTCAATAGCTCCCAATCCTCCAATGGCAGCACCAAGGGACATACTGCCAGTGAAAAGGCCTATGAAAAGTTTCCAAAAGCCCCAAGCACTGACAAGCACAATTAAGAGTGCAGCTGCCACTAACAAAATCCTACAACCATTGTTCGCCAAATATTCTCGTCCACTGGCAATGGCTGTGAGCACCTTCACCCAAGCAGAGTTGGAGTAAGGATTTTCGGGGAGATCCTGCATGAATTTGTCCATTTGGACTTGCAATGTTCGCAGGTACACCCTTTCTTCCAGTTGTAGGTTCTGGAAAATGCGCTGTTGGCAGGCGGTTGCGGATGAGCTCAAACTATCCACGGACAGAATGGCACAATCACCATTCACCAATGAACGTAAAAAGCCCGTGACCACCATTGAACGCGTATCCAAAACCCCTCCAGCCTTGATAGCAGGTAGAAATTTTTCCTGCATCCTCTTTTCCCACAGTTTTCCATACATACAATCCTTGACTGGAAAACTGTCAAAGGAGAATTGGGCATTCTGCAGATACAAGACTCCATCCACAAAAAAACCCTTTCTCCTCTGGGACGGATACCAGCCTTTCTCAACTTCCAAGTCTGGAAGTCTAGAAAGTAATAGGGGGCATCCTTTCCGTAAAAACTCCTGCAAAGCTAAAGCAACTTGGATCATTGCATGCACGTATGCCGCAAAAAAATTGGCTTGCAATTTGTCCTGTGCGGCGCGATGACGTGCTGCAATATTGATGACCTCCGTGACAACATCTGGCATTTCCATCCAGGAGGTCTCTTCAGTCATGCCAGGCATCAACAGTTGTGTCATCGGATCCATGAATCGTGCCTGACTTGCTGCCAGGGGGTTGATCTCATCGTAAACAGCCCCTGGTTTTCTCCTCATTTCAATAAGGCAAGCCTTTCTTGCCCTATATGCCTCAACATCTCTAATGCCACTAGCAGCTGGCACATCTTCAAAATTGCTCGAAGAGATGATGAATGGACTACGAAAGTAGATGGGCTTGTCAGCCACATCTGCCATATTCAATGGGTAGTCCTGGCACGAAACGAGGTTTATCAACTCCCCCTCCATAGGTGGATCAGTCCTAATGGCAGATAAGTCATCCACATGGAGGAAGGTCTGTCCCATGTAGCCAGAAAAGAATTGATCTTTTGCGTTCCTGTTGGCTACAGTATTGGGCAAGTCAAAGTAAGCCGAAAGTCTATTGTCAAGTTCAGACATAAAATTTGACTTACCACAGTGGCGCTGACCCCATAGGTAGATCCAGCATGGTTCCTTGCGCCTTCCTTCAGTGCAACCAGAGCGCACTGTTCGCTTATGCAGCTCAATGAGATCTTTCATTATTGTTCCAATGAGAGTTGCATAATCCGCAGATATCTTTCTTGGGATTCCATTGACCCCAACCTGGAGCTTGTGGCCTTCATCAACAAGCCGCGCAACAACCTCTGCAAAAGCTGTACACCCAGGATCAGTGTGGTAGGACTCAAGAATACAACCTTGAGCACGACGAATCCAACCACGCACATCCACAGCAACGAGAGTTGACAATTCATCAAAGAAAATAGTCTCTCGTCCTGTGATTTTGTCAACAAGCCGCCCAAGATAGTAGGAAATGGTGGCGGCAAATTCCTTGATGGCCTCCTTGCCCATTCGTATTTGGTGACAAGCACCAGCAATTTTCCCAATCTCAACGACTGATTGGCCTTGCAAGGAGCAAAGAGAGGTTCCAAATGTGGTCATGGCAGTAACCACACTGGAGATAATAGGGATGGATTTCAAATTTCCATCAAGTCCCTTGTTAGCTCTAGATTCAGAACCAAACAAGGAGCGTGCCATGGTAGTGCACATCCCAATCATCTCCCTCTGAAGATTGTCCCAACCCCCAGCACATTTCAAGCCAATACTGGCAAAAATGGCCGCGGCAAAGATACTAGAAAGCATTCCAGCACCTCCGATACAGGACTCAATCAATCTGCAGAGACCAAGACCTATGAGGATTGCAATGGCATATAATGAATATTTGCCGAGCGTTGCAACTGCATCCCCCATCTTAATGAGCAAGGTGTTATACCATGCCTTGACTCTTGAGATCAATACCTCGATGAGTTCCATGGCAATACCAAGCTCATGCTTAACAGCGGTGAGAGCATCTCTAAAGTGCTTGATCATAACACTACAGATTCCTTCAGAGAGCTTCTGCCCCGCTTGCTCACAGCCTTCCAGAAAGCCACCATAAGCTTTACAGGCAGCGTTCTTCACACCAGCAGCCAATTTATAGAAAATATTGGCTTTGCAGTTCACACTGCTGGCGTAGGCCCTCAACTTCTGCTTCTCCTCCTCTAAAACAAGGGAGGCAGCAAACAATTGAGCTTCAGTGGTGATCCGCCCCAACTCAGCAATAAGGGCGTCCTCTGGATAAAAATCCACGAGGAAAGTGAGGTTCCCAATAAATTTTCTTATCGGCTCAGAAACCTCAAATGATCTGGTGCTCCCAACCACCCATGAATAAATAGCAGAAGCTAGTCTGGGGTGGGAGACGGCAATGGTACCGGCCTTAGAAATAGCCCAGCACCGAACATCAGCGTCACGGGCACCAAGGCCCATGTATGGACACAAGGGGTCCATAGCAGTACCCACAGTCTGCATGACCGGGGTTTTTTCAAAGGTCGCACGCGACCTCTTCTTGGCCTTCATGACCAAGTCCACCTTTTCCTGGGGTGGCAGCAGGGGTGAATCAAGAAGTGCGCACACTTCTTTACCAAGAGCGTTTTCACGCTCTAAGCGGGCAGCAGCCCGTCTTGCCCTCACCTGGGCAACAAACGTAGCCCACTTCTCAGACAATGCCTGAGAGTAGGCCTGTGCCTTAACAGCACTTTGGATTTGGGCGGGGGTTGGCTCCTTCTCAGCAAGTACTTCGGCCTTGGCCGCAGCAAGAGCTTGGGCTGAGCGGAACCTTTGACCCAGGGTTTTAGCAACCCGGATCTTGGTAACAAGGTTCTTGCGAACCTTTTTCTGCTCTTTGCCCGCAGCCCATATTTTGCGGGCAAAGCCGGGGGCATAAGCAGGAAGAGCCCCCTCAGAAATGAGGAATTTCACCTCATTATCAAACGCCTCCTGGCGCTTGGCCTCCTTCAGACGGAGGGCTTCAGCAGAGGCTTCAGCGGCCTCTCTTCGAACCTCGTATTGGGTCCGGCAAAAATCCAGGAGAGAAGTCCCTGGAAAAATAGGCCAGTTGGCCAAAGTTTCCTCCCAGATGTGAAGGAAAGGATTTATTCTGAGCTTATCCAGGATAAGCACAGAGAAATCCTCCACAAATTGGGAGGAAAGAGAAACGGGGGCAGGAGTGCTAAGAGCACTCAAAACCCTATTATTAAAGAAGTCCTTAAGGGACTTCAATTTCCTATTATAGTTATAATAAAATGAAAAATTATCTAAATCTATATCTAAGTTACTATAAAATAAATACTTATTTAAACTATTATTATATTTACAATATGGAAGTGTCATCATGGCGCGATCCATTCCCCAAAGGAAAGAAAAGGAAAGAGGAAAGATTCAGAATCTGAGGGAAAGAGTAAGGAAAGAAGTAAGTGTGTGGCGCTAACCCAAACTTCGCTAGTGGGTTCCCTTTACACCACAATGGTAGCCCGGTTGGGTACAGGACTTTAAGTCGAGAAAATCAAAAGTAAAGAGTGATCGAGAGCAGTGTTTACTAAAGAAAAGAATCAGGCGCTATCCTAAACTTCAGATAGGAAACGGAATGAAAGGGACCAGAGAATTCCGAGATATTCTC